GACGCCGAACGCCGACGAAAGCCCCGACGCGGCCGTGGCCGCCGCTGGAACCGCGGCCGCCGCGGTGCCCATTGCCTCGCCGAGCAATGCCGTGGCTGCGCCCGCGCCGGCGGCGCCGGCCCCGGTGGCGAATACCGATCCGATCGCGCCGGCGATCGATGTCAGGGCGGCGGCTGCGAGCTCCATTTACGTCCTCGCTTCCACGGTGATATCGCGCATATCGAAGGCGCCGGGCCACAGCTGCGTGAAGGTGACGGTGCCGGCGTCGGAATAGCCGCGCATGCCGGTTTTCTCGAACGGCCCGGTTCGCGGCACGATCGGCTTATCCACAAACGGCGGAATGATTTCGCCGAGGCGCACCATAGAGACGTCCTCGATCGGCCCGCCGTTGGCGGCGATGGCGAGCGACTGCGTCCCGTTGAGCTCGCCGCGCACGGCGTAGACGCGGATCGGCCGCTTGACCTGGGTGCGCTCGGCGACGAGCCGCGCCGGCGACAGGGTTTCCACGATCGGCGGCGTCCATCGGCCGATCGTCACGCTTGATCCGGCCGCGACCGAAAACGGCAGCGTGATCGTCCCGCCCTGGACGAAGAACGGCCCGCAGGCGTAGCCGTCGGCGATCGCATGCACCATTGCGCCCTCGAAATAGGGCGCCAGGCCGCTCACCTGGTTGCCGGCCCCGGCCGTCGTGATGGTTCGCGCCTGGTCGAGAAAAAGCCCGTCCTCAAGGATTTCGTAAGTGAGGACCGATTGCCCGTTGATCGCCCGATAGATCAGCATGCAGACGCGATTTTGGCCGTCCACGGCGACGTCGCTGACAAAGCCGTCGGTTTTCCAGCGCACGAACGCGGCGACGTCCTGGCCGCGGATCAGGATCGCCGCCGAGGCCTCGCCATTGTCGCGCGCCATCCAAAACCGATCGGCTTGCGTTGACACCGAGCTCCGCTGGATCGCCGCCGCCTTCACGCCCTGGACCAGGTGCGACGCGAGCAGCGAAATCGGCTGGCTTTCGATCACCTGGCTGACGTCGGAATAGGCCGCGGCGTAGATGATCGCCCTGGATTGCCCGACATAGAGCAGCGAGCCTTCGGACTCGGCCGGCGTGATATTGCGCGTCGAGCCGTAGCGCGACGAGCTCACGATGTTGACGGGCTGGTTGCGGCTGATCGGCCGCGTCGAGATGTAATATTCGCCGGACGACGTGAAGATGGTCAGGAAGCGCGAATTGACCATGTGCTGAATTTCGTCCGCGCCATCCTGGTCGATGTTCAAGAGGATCGCGCCTTCCGCGCTTTGCAATTCGATGTTCTGATCAAAATACTCGCCGGTGACGCTCGCCAGCATCGCGCCAGGCTTGGACCGAAACGCGCCTTCCCAAAGCCGATCCTCGTGGAACACGCCGCATTGCGGATAGCCGCGCGACGCGGATTGGATAGGTTCGCCGCCGGCGTCGCCGAACACGACATGGCTGCATGTCACGCCCATCGTGCCGACCGTGGCGCGGCCCGACACCGCGAAGCGATCGCCGGAATTGCCTTCGCCGGAAAACGTGATTTGAAACGTTAAATATTGCGGCAGGCCCGCCGTCGTCGCCGAACCGATGATCGCCAATGCAATCCCTGGCTCGACCTGCGCCAGCGCGATCAGCGCCGCGGTCATATCGGTGATGAACCGCGCCAGGTCGGGCGCGCCGCCGCCGGCGTCGTAAATCCCGACGCTGACCGTGTCCTCCGCATTGACCGACAGCATGATCTGCGAACTGAGCAGCGAGTCGCCCTGCATCACGACGTGCCAGATGTCGTTGGTTTTCGCGTAGCTCAACCCGTAATCGACGTCCGCGACGTTCGTCCATGGCACAGGTTCGATGCTCCATTCCGATTCGGCGCGCTGGCGGACCAGGCGCTGCGTCGGCACGTCCTTGTGCCAGAGCAACATGGTTTCGAGCCGCTGCGTCCGCTTGACGTCGGGCAATTGCGCTTCGGTGTGCGCCGGGACGGTCGAGCCAACGAACGTATAGGCTTTGAAAATATCGATCGACGCCGGCGACACGATCGCCATATAGGCGTCGGTGTGCGACACCGTGAACGGAAAGAGCCGCGCCGCGGTCTGCAGCGCGCCGCTGTCGCGATAGACGTTGAACGCGCTCACCGAGAACGCGATCGGCGCGGCCGGCGCATAATTCATCTGCATGCGCACGGCGTAGACGAGCGGCAAACCGTCGTGCGGCGCGACCGCAAAGCGGCGCACGCGCGCGTTGAGCCCGACGTCGAAGGGCTGGCCCCAATTCACCCAATTCACGCCGTCCGCATATTGCAGTTGCACGATCTGGGGCGACGCGACGCTGGCCCAAAAAACAATATCGACGACCGTGACGTTGGCGGGGGTCGTCAGATTGAATTGCGCGATCGTCGTCACCACCGAAATCGGCAACGTGTTCACGCCGAGCGTGCCGGGGCAGGCAATCAGATAATTGCGCACGAACCCGGCGAGGCGCGAGCGCGGCAGCACGCGAAACCCGCCCTGCGGCCGCGGCTCGGCGTTGGTCATGGTTTTGGCCGCGCTGTAATACTGCTTGATGTCGGCGCGGCCGGCTGCGCCGGGTTCGAGCTCGCCGGCGTTGAACGAGTATTGGATGGCGCCGGGTTTCGCTACCATGTGAAGCGTGCGCTGGTCAGCGGATCAGGATCCACCGGCGTCGACATGACCGGCGCGCCCGAGATATCCGCGTTGATCGCGACGCGCGCCAGGCCGCCCATGTGCAATTCCTGCGGCGTGCCCCAGGCCATGATCGTAAAACTTTCGAGCAGCTTCGTGTCCTGCGCTTCCGGCACCGCGAGCTCGGCGGCGAGCGCGGTCACGACCAGGTTGCGAAAACTGCCAGGCCACAGGTTTGGCGCGACGTTGACCACGTAGGCCGCCCACACGTCCGTCAGGTTGCAATAGATCACGCCCGCTTCGGACGCGAACTCGCGCAGCGGGTGCGCCGGATCGCGCGGATCGCGCAGCACGCGGACGGCTTCGCCCATGGCGTCGCCTGGCCGCCCGTAAGCGTAGCGCCAACCGTTTTGCGGCGTCTCGGCGAGCCGATTTAATTTGTAGGTTTTGGTCGCGAACCGCCAGCGATGCGGATGGCCGAACACGGCCTGCAGCACCGTGTCGTAACCCGTGACGACGGCCTTGGCGCGCTCCGTGTCCTCTGTCCAATCCGACAGGTCGCGCGAGCCGATCTTCGCCAGCGCCGCATTGGCGATCTGGATCCGCGCCGCGTTCGCATCCGTCGCCTGCAGGCCGAGCGATGACATAGTGATCCCCTGAAAAAGACCGCGCCGCCGAGTTGACGCCGAGGGAGCAAGCGGCGCGGTTTACGCACGCAACAAATTTTACGGCATCGAGCCGACCGCAACCGTGACGTTGCCGGTCGCCGGAGCCGCCGTGACCACGTACATTTTGCACGTCGGCGTGCCGCCGAGCACGGCCGCCGTAATGATCACGTCGCCCTTGTGCAGGCGTGCGCGAGCCGAATTGAAGTAGCCCGCCGCGGCGATCGTCGCGTCGGCGTCGGCCGAGGCATAGAAGTAGATGTTATTGACGCCGCCGGCGGACACCTGCGAGTCCCCGAATTTCGTCAGGGCCGAAGAGGAAAGTGCCATGTTGAGCTCCAAAAAAAAGAGGGATGAAGGCGCACGCGCTTACGGCGTCGGCCGCGCCAGCGCGACGTTGGTGGCGAAGCGCAGACGCCGGATTGCGCCGGTCGCGCCGCCGAGGATCGGTTTCGCCACGCCAGGCATCCAGTTGTTCGCGAGATAGGCCGTGTAAAGGTTCTCCCACGTGATCCGCGACTGCATGTCGTAGTTGGTCGCAAAGCCGAGCGCGCTTTTCGCCCACATGTACGTGTCGATCTGGTTGCTCGCCGGAATAGTGAGCGTCGAGTCCGGCACCAGGAAGTAGGTCACAAAGCCGTACTTTTTCGACGTCGTCATTTTGGTCAGCGGATAGTCCGGCCCGACATAGTCCGAGCTCGAAAATTCGCGATACAGCATCAGCTGGTTCCACATGATCTGCGGCAGCGGGCAGAACAGCTCGAGCTCGTCCACCCAGCCCGAGCCCATGATTTGGCCGGCCGCGGTCATCACGTCGAGAATCGAGACGGCCGCCGAGCCGTTGCCGACCGTGGGGATCGCCGTGTCGGCGTCGAGCGCTTCCACGACGAGCCGATCGAATTTCCGGCCGAGCGCCATGGCCGCGCTCTTTTGCGTGACCTCCTGCTCGTTTTCGCTCATCGCATTGATGTCGGGATGCCTGATCCAGTCCGCGGCCTGCCAATCGGTGATCACCGCATTGACGGTCGAGCGATCGAGATTCATCGGCGTCAGCTGCTCGATGGCGTCGGACAGCGGGGTTGCGACGCCGGCGCCGGCGACGCGCCAGTAAACGGTTTTGCCGAGAATGCGGTCAGGCTCGCGAAACGTGCCTTTGAGCATCCAACCCTTGCTTTGCAGGACGTGGGTCGCGCCTTTGATGTAGGCGTTTTGAAACCAGGCGGAAACGGGAATGGACATGGGAAATCCTCTCGAAGGGGGTTAGCCTCCGGGCCGATTGCCGCGCGCCGCTAGGGTCCATCGCTTGGGAGCGCCGATCGCCAGGCGGCCGCGCGGGTCCATCCCGCGGGTTGCCTGGCATCATGCGCGAGCCCTGGCCGGGTTAACCGACCGGGGCCTCGCCCCAAATCCGCTTGGCCAGCGCCGTCCGCTCGGCCTGCCAGGCCCGGTGCGCCGGGTGGTTGCTGTCGGACTCGGGCTTCGCCAGGTGCTTGTCGAAATCCGCCGCGTTGACCGCGCCGGGCGGCGAGCCGGCCGCCGTCGCCGGCTGCACTTCGCCCATTTGCCGCTTGAAAAACTCGATCGCCGCGTTGCCGGCGTAGCTGTCGGGCAGCGCCGCCAGGAGTAGCTTGGCCGCCGGTTCTTCGAGCCCGCGGGTCTGCATGGCTTGAATGAACGCGATATTCCCCTCGACGCGCTTCGCCACCGCCGCGGCCTGGCCGGCCTGATCCAGGTGCTTTGCGTCGTTTGGCGTCAGCTTGACCTTTTCCGCTTCGTAGTCGATCGGCTGTTCGAGCGCCCCGGCCTTCACGAAGGCGTCGAACACGGCCGGCACGAACGCGCCAAAAGCCTTCGCCGGGATCCCCGCGACGTGGGCCACTTTTTTGACTTCCTCGAACAGCTTGTCCTGCTCGAGCGCCGCCGCGTAGGGTTTGGCTTCGGCCGAAAACTCGCCGAGCGTGTAGCCGGCGACGTCTTTTGGTGCGACGTCGCGGGTTGCTTCGGCGTCGCGGAACCCCTTGGTCGCCTTCCACAGGTTGTCGATCGTGGTTTTGTCGTCGGTCCCGGCGAAATGGTCGGGCAGGCCGTCCGGTCGATACCCCGCCGGTAGAGGCGGCGCGGTTCCGGCGGCGGCCTGCCCTCCGCCAGGCGGCGGCGGAGGGGGCGATCCCGCTGCCGCGCCTGATCCTGTTGCTTGTGTGCTCATGCTCCCTCCCTCATCTCGGGATCCTCGTCGCGGCCCCGTTGGATCATCGCCAGCAACGTGAAGAAAATCTGATTTTGGCCCTCGCGCTGGCAGCCGATCGCGTAAGCCCGCATCGGGTCGAGGTTCATATGCGCGAGATACACGGGCCGGCGCACCGTGATGTCGGCCAGGTACTCGATGACGATCTGGCCCTCCGTCGTCGCCGCGATCGCCGCGGCGGCCTGCGCCACGCGCTTGTCGTCCTCCGTCATCGCGGACCGCGCCGACGGCGGCGTGAGCTCTAGCCCCATCTCGCCGAGCACTTTATCGACGCGGGTCATGATGTCGTCCACGGGCTGCGCCTCGCGGCGGCCGTATCCGCGATTGACGCTGAAGCTCATGCCATCTCCACGGGTTGCGCGCCGCCGTTCGATTTCGCCTGCGCGAGCGCTTGCGCCTGTTGCGCCTGGGCCGCGGCGGCCGCGCCGGCGGCGTCGGCGAGCTTTTGCTGCAGCGCCTTGCGTTCCGAGCCAGTCAGCAGGAATTGCGGCGGCACGCCCATTTCGCGGCCGATATGCTCCAGCGCGTCGTCAACCTTGAGAATGAGCTCGATGGCTTCCGGCCGGCCCTTCACCGCGAGCAACAGCTGCATGAAATCGGTGATCATCGACATGGAGTTGGCTTTGAGCGCCGTGGCCATCGGCGAAATCACGTCGATCGTGACCAGGAGCTCGTCGATCTTCAGGGACGTCTGCAGCAAACCCTTGCGATACAGGATATCGATGCGCCGGCGCACCACGTCGGGAATGATTTCGTTCACGAGCCGGCCAAACGCGCCGAGATAGGTTTCGGAAATCCGTTTCAGCCGCGCCATGATTTCGGTGGCCGAGCTCGGCGTCTTGCCCTTTTCCGGGATCCGATCGTCGTGCAATGCGGCTTGCACCTGCATGCGCATTTCCTGGGTGATCAGGTTCGCGACGTCGATTTTGCCGGCCGCGCTGTTCAAGCGCATGACGTCCGGCCCCATCACGCCGCCGGTGGCGCTCATCGGCCAGAATGCGCCAGGCGCAAAGCGCACCGTGTCGGGATTGAACGCGCCGCCGGGCCGATAGCCCCACAGGCCCATCATCTCGATCGCCGCGGCCTTAAGCGTGAGCTCGACCGCCTTGTTCAACGTTTTGATGGTCGGCAGGGCGAGCAGGATCGGGCCGCGTCCATAAGCTTCGCCCGGCACGCGATAATAGCGCGGCGCGACGAACGGTTTCGTTGTCAGCATATCTTCGGCGATTGCTTCCTCGCATTTTTCGATCGTCGCCGCGAATCGCCATTGCTTGCCGTCTTTGCACCAGTCCTGGTCGAGGTTCATTTCCTGGTCGGGGTCTTTTTCCTTTTTCTTTTTAAAATCGTCCGGGAAGTTGCCTTCGGGAAAAGCGAGCTCGATCTGGCGCGCCGTGAGCTTCGATCGCCAGAACAGCGCGATCACCTTGCCGTAGGCGTCAATCTCGATCGCGCACTCGTCAAACGGAATGCACATGTCCCGAACCGGGTGATCGTCATCGCCTTCGAGCGTCAGCAGGCATCCTGTGCCGGCTTGCAAATCGACGCACATTTCCTGCGTCGCCTCGTCCCACTCGCTCGTGAAGAACGCCAGGATCACGTCCGAGATTTTCTGTAGTTCGACGTCGAGCGCTTTCGCCGCGTCGTCATTCAGCCCTTTGCGCGCCACCGGCCCGGCCCGCAGTTTGAAAAACGGCTGGCCCGGCGGGAATAGATCCTGCTGCAGCTGGCCGGACGACCGGAATGTCGAGGCGATCGCCGTCGAATCGAACAGCCTTTCGACTCGTGACGTGCCTTTGGCGTCGCGCGCCGCGGGGCGGCGATAGGGGATCGCGAACTCGTAAGCCTCGTCATAGAGCGGTTGCCAGGCCATGCGGCCGGCCCACGCCTTATCGCGGCGCGCCGTGTGCGCCTTGAGATCGAGCGGCTTTTCGGGTTTGCGCGCCATGGTCTATCCGAGCGGCGCCGAGGCGTCGCCGAGCAGCAAGCGGCGTCCGCGCGGCCGATTTCGCGCCTGCGCCAGGCCGCGATCGACTTCGGTTTGGGAGTTTTGGATCGCTTCGCGCTGCGACGCCGTCGCCGACGCGGTTTCAACCTTGCGCGTCGCCGCCGCGTCGGCCGAGGCCTGCGCCGACTGGCGCGCCGCCTTGCCCGAGAACATTTTCGCGATCGCGCCCATTTGGGAACTCCCATCGCTCGAAACCATGGACGGCCCCGGCGAAGTGGAAGCCAGCGAGCTTCGCCAGGCGCCGCCCAGGTTCGTACCCCGCGCGCACATGCGCGTGGACCGGCGCATGATGCGCGACCGCCGGCAGGGTTAAGCGGGCGATCCTGATCAGGGCGCGGACGTGCGGCCGAGCTCCTGGCCCGAGATCGAACCAAAATTCGATCTCGCCATCGTCCAGGGGGCAAAACCCGGCCAGCGCCACGAGCTCGCCGGCGGGGTTGGCGAAGCCTGTGAGATCCGACAGCGCAACCTGTAGGCTCACCGCCTGGCGGTTGATCCCGAGCAACAGGCGGCCCTTGTGAAGGCAGGTGAGCGCCGCCGTGAAGGCGACGGGCCGGACGATCCTAAGCCTTTGCAAGCGGGGCGCGCGGTTCGTGATCGCCGCACCAGTCGTAATTGCTCGTGCGCGGCCACACGTTTTCGTGCCAAGGCTCGCCCGGCAGGTCCGTCCGCAGGGTTGTAAAAACCGTCGGCGCGTGTCGCTTGCACTCGGAATAGCCCGGTTGATCGCCGCCGCCCCAAAACTGACAGGTCTGACAAGTGTCGCCGGTCCGCATCTCACTCTCCCTTTGCGAGCGCGGCGCGGGCGATCCGCTGAATATCGTGCCACGCGACGCGCACCGCTGATGCGGCGGCCCGTACCGAATGAGCACCCTCGTCGGGGAATGGCTTAGATGGCGTCAGCGTTATTTTGCGCAGCGCCTCCCTCGCCTCGTCCCGCTCGTCCTCGGCCTTTTCGCGCAATAGGCCGGACCCCGTGAGTTTCTCAATGGTCGATTCCGCTAGCGCCCTCGCCTCGTCCCGCTCGCGCTCGGCCTTTGCCAAAGCTTCATTGAAATTTAAAAGGCGCTTGACATCAGTCCTTGCCTCGTCCCGCTCGTGCTCGGCTGTCTCAAGTTTGCTGCGTAATTCAACAGTAAGTTGTGCCACATTTTCGCGAGCCCGTCGCCAATCGTCTCGCTCGCGCGTCAGGCGAGCGATCTCGGCATTGGTGCGTTCAACAAACCCCAATATATAGTCATCATCAGCGTCAGCCATCACACGTCCCACACGTTGAAATCCGCCGCCATGGTGCGCCCCGACGTGATCGGCACGACGTTGCCGGGCCGGCCCGCCTTGGCGGCCTGGTTTATCGTACCGGCGAGCCCGCGCACAAGCAGGAGCCCATACTGCAGCGCGTCATGCGGGTTCGCGTAATCGTTCTTGTGCGGCGCGGTGTCGTAACGATCGACCACGCCGTCGCGGATTTTTCGATATTTGTAATGCGCCGCAAAACCGCCGATCAGCACGCGGCAACGCGGATCGATCAGCATCCCGTGCCCGAGCGCCAGGCGCACGACTTCGAGCCTGGGCGAAATCTCGTTCGTGGGCGCCGGCAGGACGTGATGCCCGAGCGCCAGGCCGACCGCCTGCGCCCAGGAGAGCTCACCCGCTTCCTTGTCGGCGCCATAGAAGCCGGCGGGATCCGCGCCATACTTGCCCGGCGGCAGATTTTGAAAACGCTCCGACATGAGCAGTTGCACGAGCATCGCCGCAAAACGCTCGATCCCGGTCCCTGGCCCCGGCACGCATTCCGCATAGACGCGCACCTTGCCGAACGTGTCGATCTGAAATGGCACCGCGGCCGGGTTGTTGCCCTGGTCGAGGCCCAAATGCAGCGGCAGGCCAGGGATCGTCGCGAGCTCGCCGTCGGCGACATGCACGCGCTCGTCAAATTCGTACTCGTAGACCGGCTTGCCGTCGCGCGCATAGCCGGGCCGGCCTTCCACGAAGCGCCGGCGGTCCTGTTCGCCCCAGGTCAGCGTCTCCGATTCGTATTCTTCGCGGGTTTTGCCGGCGCGATTTTCAGCCTCGTTCGACAGGCCCGACGGCTGTTGAAAAAAATTGATCGCCGGCAGGAACGATTCGTCATCGATCGCCGCGGTTTTGTCGAACGTGCCGCGCACGCCGGATTGCCAGATCGGGTGATCGACGTCGGGCGGATTGAAATCCACCGCGACGACGCGCGGCCGCACCGCGCCTTCCTGCAGCATGTCGCGCGGCGGATAGCGGCCGGTGCGCGAGTAGAGGAACGGGATCACGCGCTCGTGGAGAAGGTCGCCTTCGTTGCACCAGCCCGAGCTCGTTTCGTAGCCCTTGAGCAGTTCCTCGATCGCGACGTCGCCGACCGCAAAAAAATCTGCGGTGAGATCCACGGGCGTCAATTTGCCGTCGCGCAGCGTTTCGAGGCGCAGCACGTGTTGCGCGGGTCGGTCCTGGCCGCCGGAAAACGACGAGCCGTGATAGTCCGGCGGGAAGAACTCGAACCAGGTGCGCAGCGTTC